AGGGAGATCGCGATAAGCGACGCTCTCGTATCAAGGAGCTATTCAACCGTGGAACTGGACGCGATTCTTGATAACCTGAGCGACGAAGAGCAAATCGAATTGCTCGAGCTACTCGAAGAAGAAGAGAGCTACCGGAACACACACCTGCTATATGAATTTACGCCATACAGCAAACAGCGTGAGTTCATCGACGCCGGGCATGACTATCCAGAGCGCTGTTTTATGGCTGGTAACCAGCTTGGTAAGTCATTTACTGGTGCTGCTGAAGTCGCGTTTCACCTTACCGGGCGTTATCCGGGCACAAAAGGCTATCCTGCTGATGGTAAATATGGCGGTGAGTGGAAAGGTAAGCGTTTCTATGAGCCTGTTGTTTTCTGGATTGGTGGCGAGACAAACGAGACTGTAACCAAAACGACTCAACGCATCCTGTGCGGTCGTATCGAAGAGAATGATGAGCCTGGCTACGGTTCCATACCGAAAGAAGACATCATTAGCTGGAAGAAGTCTCCTTTCTTTCCGAACCTTGTTGATCATCTTCTGGTTAAGCATCACACGGCTGATGGCGTTGAAGATGGCATTTCAATCTGCTACTTCAAACCATACTCGCAAGGCCGTGCTCGCTGGCAGGGTGACACAATCCACGGCGTGTGGTTTGACGAAGAGCCACCATACAGCATTTATGGCGAAGGTCTTACCCGTACCAACAAATACGGGCAATTCTCAATTCTGACGTTTACCCCTCTGATGGGGATGTCTGACGTTGTTACCAAGTTCCTGAAGAATCCCAGCAAGTCGCAGAAAGTGGTCAACATGACCATCTATGACGCTGAGCACTACACCGACGAGCAGAAAGAGCAAATCATCGCATCCTATCCTGAGCATGAGAGAGAGGCGCGTGCTCGCGGTATTCCTACGATGGGTAGCGGGCGAATCTTCCAGATACCGGAAGAGACGATTAAGTGTCAGCCGTTCGAGTGCCCTGATCACTTCTACGTAATTGGCGGGATGGATTTCGGATGGGATCACCCACAGGCGCAGGTTCAGCTTTGGTGGGATAAGGACGCAGACACAATCTACGTTTCACGCGTGTGGAAGGCGAAAGAAAAAACAGCCGTTCAGGCATGGGGAGCCGTTAAATCATGGGCGCATAAAGTGCCAACCGCATGGCCTCATGACGGAAACCAGCATGAGAAGGGCGGCGGTGAGCAGCTCAAAGGGCAGTATGCCGACGCTGGTTTTATGATGTTGCAGGAGCATGCGACATGGCCTGATGGCGGTAATGCTGTGGAGCCTGGCATCACTGAATTGCGCGACATGATGCTCGATGGTCGCTTCAAAGTATTCAACACCTGTGAGCCATTCTTTGAGGAGTTCCGCCTCTATCACCGTGATGAAAACGGGAAGATCGTCAAGCTTAACGACGACGTTCTCTCAGCTGTTCGCTATGCATACATGATGCGCCGCTTCGCCAAAATGATGCGCGACATCAAAAAACCAAAAGAGAAAAAGATACCAGCCCCAATCAGGCCCATCGCACGGAGAACTTAAATGGCCGACGAAAACAGACTCAATTCCATTCTGTGTAAGTTTGACGCAGACTGGATGGCGAGCGATGAAGCCAGAACCGAGGCGACAAATGACCTGTATTTTAGCCGAGTGTCGCAATGGGATGACTGGCTATCAAACTACACCACCCTGCAATATCGCGGACAATTCGATGTTGTCCGCCCGGTGGTCAGGAAACTGGTCGCAGAGATGCGCCGGAACCCTATCGACGTTCTCTTCCGACCCAAAGACGGCGCTAATCCTGATGCTGCCGATGTGCTGATGGGGATGTATCGTACTGATATGCGCCATAACACGGCAAAAATTGCCGTTAACGTTGGCGTTCGTGAGCAGATAGAGTCCGGCGTTGGTGCATGGCGTCTGGTCACCCAGTACGAAGACAACGACCCAACAAGCAACAATCAGGTAATCCGACGCCTGCCAATCCATGAAGCCTGCTCACACGTCATATGGGACGCCAACAGCAAGCAGATGGATAAGAGCGACGCTAAGCACTGCACGGTGATTAACGCTTTGTCACGCAATGGCTGGAAAGAGTTCGCAGAGGATTACGGTATTGATCCTGACACCTTGCCATCTTTCCAGAATCCGAACGATACATGGCTGTTTCCGTGGGTATCGAATGATGTCGTCTACGTCGCTGAGTATTACGAGGTCGAAGAGAAGAAAGAGAAAGTCTTCATCTACCGCGACCCGCTGACAGGTGAGCCGGTCAGCTATTACCAGCAGGATATCAAAGACGTCATCGACGACCTGGCTAATCGTGGATTCATTAAGGTAGCAGAGCGCAAGGTGAAGCGTCGGCGTGTGTATAAGTCGATCATCACCTGCACGCAGATACTGAAAGACCGCGAGAAGATAGCCGGAGAGCATATTCCAATCGTTCCAGTGTATGGCGAATGGTCATTCGCTGGTGACAAGGAGTGCTACGAAGGAGTGGTAAGGCTGACGAAAGACGGTCAACGCCTTCGTAACATGATCATGTCGTTCAACGCCGATATTGTTGCTCGTTCACCGAAGAAGAAACCGACCTTCTTCCCTGAGCAAATCGAAGGCTACGAATACATGTACGGTGGAAATGATGACTATCCGTACTATCTGCAGAACAGGACCGATGAAAACGGTAACGACCTGCCGATTGGTCCAATCTCCTACATGGAAAACCCTGAAGTGCCGCAAGCCAACGCTTACATGCTTGAGGCTGCCACCAACGCAGTGAAAGAGGTGGCTAGTCTTGGCGTGGATGCGCAGGCGGCAAATGGTCAGGTCGCTTTCGATACCGTCAATCAACTGAACATGCGGGCAGACCTTGAGACATACGTGTTTCAGGATAACCTGGCTACCGCAATGAGACGTGATGGCGAGATTTATGCCTCAATGGTCAACGATATTTATGACGTTCCTCGTCATGTAACGCTGACACTTGAAGATGGAAGCGAGAAAGACGTTCAACTCTATGCGCAAGTTGTCGATTACCAGTCCGGCAATGTGGTCACACTCAACGACATTCGTGGTCGCTATGAGTGCTATACGGACGTTGGGCCATCCTTCCAGAGCATGAAGGAACAGAACCGCGCAGAGATTCAGGAGTTACTCACCAAGGTTCCGCAAGGTACTCCAGAGTTCCAGATGCTGATGCTGCAATACTTCACGCTGCTTGACGGTAAAGGCGTCGAGATGATGCGAGAGTACGCGAACAAGCAACTGGTGATGATGGGGCTGAAGAAACCAGAAACACCTGAAGAGATGGAGATGGTGCAGCAGGCACAACAACAGCCGCAGCAGCCATCAGCAGAGCAAATTCAGGCGCAGGGTATCCTTCTGCAAGGTCAGGCTGAATTGCTCAAGGCAGAGAACCAACAGGCGCAGATTCAGGTTGAAGCTGCCAAGGTTGAAGCTCAAAACCAACTCAACGCCGCGAAGATTGCAGAAATCTTCAACAATATGGACCTCGACAAGCAGGCAGAACTGCGTGAGTACCTCAAGCTCGTAGGTCAATTCCAGCAACAGCGCAGCAAAGATGCTCGCGCTAACGCTGAGCTGCTTCTTAAAGATGCAGACCAGACTCATTCACAACGCATGGATTTCGCGAATCTTATGCGTCAAGTTCAAATCCCCTCCGGCGGAGTAGCCGAGACACCTCAATAAGAGAGAGTTAACCATGGACCAAACCACCGACATTCAGGCTTCTGAAGAATTAACCCTGCCCGGCAATCATGCAGCGGCATCTGCTGATGGCTTAGTTGTCGATAATGCCAACGACATCGCAGGTCAGGAAGAAGGCTTCGAGATTGTCCTGAAAGACGATGAGAAACCAAAACAAGACCCGGCAACTAATGCTGAATTTGCCCGTCGCCGCATCGAACGCAAACGCCAGCGTGAGCTTGAGCAGCAGATGGAAGCGGTTAAGCGTGGAGAGTTGCCGGAGCACCTGCGGGTGAACCCTGAGTTACCAAAACAACCAGACCCTAACGATTATCTTTCCGAAGATGCGCTGGCTAAGTACGACTATGACCAGAGCCGCGCACTGGCTGCCTTCCAGCAGGCAAACAGTGAATGGCAGATCAAGGCTATGGACGCACGAAGCCAGGCTGTCGCCGAGCAGGGTCGCAAAACTCAGGAGTTCACCCAGCAATCAGCGCAATACGTCGAGGCAGCCCGTAAGCACTACGACGCAGCGGAAAAGCTCAATATCCCTGACTATCAGGAGAAAGAGGATGCATTCATGCAACTGGTGCCGCCAGCAGTCGGTGCCGACATCATGCGCCTCTTCCCGGAGAAATCCGCCGCTCTCATGTATCACCTTGGTGCTAATCCTGAGAAAACACGCCAGTTGCTGGCGATGGACGGGCAATCCGCGCTGATTGAACTCACTCGACTGTCAGAACGTTTAACTCTCAAGCCTCGAGCAAAGCCTGTTTCAGAAGCCCCGTTACCTGATGAACCCATTCAGGGGCACGCTGTTGCTGCAAATATCTCTGCGATTGAAAAGCAGATGGAAGCGGCAGCAAACAAAGGGGATGTAGAGACGTACCGCAAGCTCAAGGCGCAACTGAATAAAGGAATTCGATAATTATTTCGATATCGTGATGTTGTTTTCCTCGTCAAACTTTCTGATTACTTCTTTCGCCTCTTCGAATGAAGAACATACTTTTTGCACTCTTGCATTAAGCAGTCGCTTATGAGCGATCCATCTTTTCCGCGTGTTGCAAAAGTAAACTCCAGATATTCCGCTGGAGTTATTTTTAGATAGTTTGATTCTATTCCTTTGGTTTGCTGATTTTTTCACAAGACGAAGATTTTCAATTCTGTTGTCGTGGCGAATCCCATTTATATGGTCAATTTCCATGCCTTCTGGAATATCTCCGTTAAACATTACCCATACGATGCGGTGTGCTAGCCACTTAATGCCGTTAATTCTTATGCGGATATATCCATTGCTTTCTAAAAGACCAGCAACTTTCCCAGCGTGTTTTGCATTCCAAACGTTGTGATAGTTGCGATTCTTTTTGTTGTTGAAAAATTCAGAGCTTCTGGCTTTCCAAACCAAAGAACCATCGCGGTATTCGAAGTATTCATTCAGTTCCATGCTCATAACCCTAATGCGCTATATGTTGATATAACAATAGTATAGCACATAAAGAAAGTAAGGTATTCAATATATGACTCTCAAAGAAGGGCAGTTAGTTACTTACGCTATCGATGAAATCATCGAAACCGTCCAGAACCTGACGCCAATGGCGTCCAAAGTGACAAAATACACCCCTCCGGCAGAATCCATGCAACGTTCAAGCAACACCGTGTGGATGCCTGTTGAGCAGGAAGCGCCAACTCAGACTGGCTGGGATTTAACTGGCAACGCTACTGGGATTCTGGAACTCTCCGTGAAATGCAACATGGGTGATCCGGATAACGATTTCTTCGAGCTTCGTGCAGATGACCTGCGTGATGAGCGTTCTTACCGTCGCCGCATCCAGGCATCTGCCAAAAAACTGGCGAATAACATTGAGTCAGCGATTGCCAAACAGGCAACTGAAATGGGCTCGCTTGTTGTTCACGATACCCGCGCAATTGGTCCATCTACTGGCCTGTCTGGCTGGGATTTTGTGTCTGATGCAGAGCGCCTGATGTTCTCCCGCGAACTCAACCGCGACATGGGCATCAGTTACTTCCTGAACCCTGACGATTACCGCAAAGCAGGCCGCAACCTGGTAGATGGTGACATCTTTGGGCGCGTTCCTGAAGAAGCTTATCGCAACGGTACTATTCAGCGTCAGATTGCTGGCTTTGATGAAATTCTTCGCTCACCGAAACTTCCTGCAGTTACCAAGTCAACCGCTACTGGTGTAACTGTTTCTGGTGCGCAGAAGTTTAAGCCGCAGGCATACACCCTTGATACCGATGGTAACAAAGAGAACGTCGACAACCGTGTTGCAACGGTGACCATATCCTCCACCACCGGATTTAAGCGCGGCGACAAAATCAGCTTCACTGGTGTGAAATTCCTGTCTCAGATGGCGAAGAACGTGCTGACTGATGATGCGACTTTCTCAATCACCCGTGTGATCGATGGTACTCACATCGAAATCACGCCGAAGCCGATTGCGCTTGATGACGCTTCACTGACAAAAGAAGAGAAGGCTTACGCTAATGTAAACACCTCTCTTGCTGATGCCACTCCGGTAAACGTTCTGAACGTGGCAACAACCACCGCTAACGTGTTCTGGGCTGATGACTCAATCCGCCTGCTGTCTCAGCCGATCCCGGTAACCCATGAACTGTTTGCTGGCATGAAAACGTCTTCCTTCAGCATTCCTGGTATTGGTGTTAACGGCATCTTCGCAACGCAGGGTGATATCAACACGCTGTCTGGTAAGTGCCGTATTGCTGTGTGGTATTCAGCATGTGCTGTACGACCAGAGGCAATTGGTGTTGGTCTGCCTAACCAGACTGCGTGATAACCAGAGGGAGCTTCGGCTCCCTTTTTTATCTGGAGACAAGCATGACACACATGATCTTTCGTCATGGCGACATGAAGAAGTGGAAAGGCGTTGGCTACGACTTTGAAATCGTGAAAGCAGAAGAGCTTCAGGAATATCTGGATGCTGGTTGGTTTTCACATCCTGATGACCTTTTGAAGGATGTTGCAGAGCCAGAGCCAGAAGAAAAACAGCGTAAAAAGCCTGGTCGAAAACCTAAGGCGGCAGCAGATGAACCTGACAACGAAGGGTGATTTAGTCCTTGCAGCATTACGTAAGCTCGGTGTTGCATCAAATGCCACGTTAACCGATGTCGAACCGCAGTCTATGGAAGACGGGGTCAACGACCTTGAAATGATGATGGCTGAATGGCTTGGCGGTGATGTGTCACCTGGTATCAACGTTGGCTACATTTTCGCTGATGCCGATGTCGCTCCGGATCCAGGCGATGAACACGGTTTATCAAATAACGCTATCAATGCCGTCATTTTCAACCTTGCCTGCCGCATTGCTCCAGATTATGCGCTGGAAGCGTCTGCAAAACTTATAACCACTGCCAGATACGGGAAAGAGCGACTCGTCAAACTGTCTGCAATGGACAGAGCAAAAGCCGCTAAATGTAAATCCGGTTATCCAAACCGTATGCCTGTTGGTAGTGGTAACCAGTTGGCGAAGTGGAATGGTTGGAATTACTTCCACCGAAAGGAACCTTGCGATAACGGGAGCGAATAATGCCGATTCAGCAACTTCCGCTTATGAAAGGTGTCGGCAAAGATTTCCGAAACGCCGACTACATCGACTATCTGCCAGTGAATATGCTGGCTACACCCAAAGAAATACTCAACAGCAGCGGATATCTTCGCTCATTCCCGGGCATTGCCAAACGTTCTGATGTGAATGGTGTATCGCGCGGTGTCGAGTACAACATGGCGCAGAATGCTGTTTATCGCGTTTGCGGTGGCAAGCTGTACAAAGGAGAAAGTGAAGTCGGTGACGTTGCCGGAAGTGGTCGTGTATCAATGGCGCATGGTCGGACATCACAGGCGGTAGGTGTTAATGGTCAACTGGTCGAGTATCGCTATGATGGCACGGTTAAAACAGTCTCAAACTGGCCTACAGACAGCGGATTCACGCAGTATGAGTTAGGTTCGGTTCGTGACATTACGCGCTTACGTGGGCGTTATGCGTGGTCAAAAGACGGAACTGATTCATGGTTTATCACTGACCTTGAAGACGAATCGCACCCTGACCGATACAGCGCACAATATCGTGCAGAGTCTCAGCCTGACGGCATCATCGGCATCGGAACATGGCGAGACTTCATCGTCTGCTTTGGTTCATCGACGATTGAATATTTCTCCCTGACTGGCGCAACCACCGTTGGTGCTGCTTTGTATGTCGCACAGCCATCACTGATGGTGCAAAAAGGCATCGCCGGAACTTACTGCAAAACGCCGTTTGCTGATTCCTATGCGTTTATCAGCAATCCGGCAACGGGTGCGCCGTCTGTATACATTATCGGCTCCGGTCAGGTATCACCAATCGCCAGCGCGAGCATTGAGAAAATCCTCCGCTCCTACACTGCTGATGAACTGGCTGATGGCGTGATGGAGTCTCTGCGATTTGATGCGCATGAGCTGCTGATTATCCATCTTCCGCGCCATGTTCTTGTTTACGACGCATCTTCAAGCGCCAATGGTCCGCAATGGTGTGTGTTGAAAACAGGCCTGTATGACGATGTGTACCGCGCTATCGACTTCATTTACGAAGGCAATCAGATAACGTGCGGCGATAAGCTGGAGTCCGTGACCGGGAAATTGCAATTCGACATCAGCAGCCAGTACGACAAGCAACAGGAACACCTGCTGTTTACTCCACTGTTCAAAGCGGATAACGCCAGAGTGTTCGACCTTGAGGTTGAATCGTCAACTGGCGTTGCGCAGTATGCTGACCGCCTTTTTCTCTCTGCAACCACTGACGGCATCAATTACGGGCGTGAGCAGATGATTGAGCAGAATGAACCGTTCGTTTACGACAAACGCGTTTTGTGGAAGCGAGTAGGGCGCATCAGGAAAAATGTTGGCTTCAAATTGCGCGTTATCACAAAGTCACCTGTCACTCTTTCTGGCTGCCAGATAAGGATTGAGTAATGGCTGATTCGAATCTCAATGAGCCAGTAATCATCCAGGCGACGCGGCTCGATACATCAATACTTCCACGCAATATCTTCTCGCAGTCGTATCTGCTTTACGTTATTGCACAGGGTGCTGATGTTGGTAACGTGGCTAACAAGGCCAACGAAGCAGGGAAGGGGGCTTATGATGCACAGGTGAAGAATGATGAGCAGGATGCCACCCTTGCAGACCATGAATCCAGAATTGCTGCTGCTGAAGCAACTCTCGTCAATCATGAACATAGAATCGCAACAGCGGAAAGCACTCTTGCAGATCATGAAACAAGGATTACGGCTGCTGAAACAGAGCTGGCTGATCACGAGACGCGAATTGCTGCCAATGAATCTGAGTTAGCAAACCATGATGCGCGAATAACTCAGAATAAAACCGATATCGACGCACTTGATACCAGGCTCACAGCGGCAGAGGGAAGTATTTCAACGCTACAAAGCACAGTTGGTGATCACTCTACAAGAATATCTGCGCTTGAGTATGCCACTACTCGCAAGAAGTCAGAGGTTGTTTACTCTGGCGTATCAGTAACCATCCCGACAGCGCCTACCAACCTTGTTAGCCTACTGAAAACGCTCACGCCGTCATCCGGAACGTTGGCACCATTCTTCGACACCGTTAACAACAAGATGGTTGTGTTCAACGAGAACAAAACCTTGTTCTTCAAGCTGTCGATCGTCGGGACGTGGCCCAGCGGAACCGCCAACAGGTCAATGCAGCTAACCTTTTCCGGTTCTGTTCCTGACACGTTGGTTAGCAGTCGTAATACGGTGACAACAACCGACAACATCCTGTTAGCTACGTTCTTCAGCGTGGATAAAGACGGCTTTCTTGCCACAAATGGCAGCACGTTAACCATTCAGTCGAATGGAGCGGCGTTTACTGCCACAACCATCAAGATAATCGCGGAGCAGTGATGATTCAGTTCAAACCAACGCGAAACATCGACCTGATAGAAGCAGTCGGAAATCACCCTGACATTATCGCCGGTAGCAACAACGGCGATGGATACGACTACAAACCTGATTGCCGTTACTTTGAGGTGAACGTGCACGGGCAGTTCGGCGGCATTGTTTACTATCAGGAGATTCAGCCGCTTACATTCGATTGCCACGCCATGTACCTGCCAGAGATTCGCGGATTCAGCAAGGAAATCGGGCTGGCGTTCTGGCGATACATTCTGACTAACACCACCGTTCAGTGCGTCACATCGTTCGCTGCACGCAAATTCCGCCACGGGCAGATGTACTGCGCAATGATTGGCCTTAAGCGTGTAGGAACCATCAAGAAATACTTCAAAGGCGTGGATGACGTGACGTTTTACAGCGCCACACGCGAAGAACTAATCGACTTCCTGAATCACGGGAGATAGCCATGTTATATGCATTTAAGCTGGGCAGAAAACTGCGCGGCGAGGAACCTTATTGCCCTGAAAAAGGCGGGAAAGGTGGCAGCTCTGATAAAAGCGCAAAGTATGCAGCAGAAGCTCAGAAGTATGCCGCAGACCTGCAAAATCAGCAGTGGCAGACGATCATGAAAAACCTTGCTCAGTTCACGCCGCTTGCGGAGAAGTATGTTAACCAGCTTCAGAACATTTCCAGTTTAGAAGGTCAGGGGCAGGCACTTAATCAGTATTACAACTCTCAGCAGTATAAAGACCTTGCAGGTCAGGCTCGTTACCAGAGTCTTGCTGCTGCGGAGGCGACGGGTGGACTTGGTTCGACAGCCACAAGCAATCAACTGGCTACGATCGCGCCGACACTCGGTCAGTCTTGGTTATCAAATCAGATGAGCAATTACAACAATCTGGCAAACGTTGGGCTTGGTGCGCTGCAAGGTCAGGCAAACGCTGGGCAGACATACGCCAACAACATGAGCAGCATTGCACAGCAAAGCGCAGCACTTGCCGCTGCTAATGCCAATAAACCATCAAGTCTTCAGACTGCAATTAGCGGTGGCACGTCTGGTGCGATTGCCGGTGCAGGTCTTGCCAGCCTTTTGGGAACATCAACGCCTTGGGGCGCTGGCATTGGTGCTGGTATCGGATTGCTTGGCTCGTTGTTTTAAGGGGTAATCATGGCTACTTGGCAAGGAACAAACGGCGGATTGTTGGCTGGTATCGGCGGCGTCAACTCAAACGCTCCGAGCGTAAATGACATCGGCAATACGCTTCAGCTTATCAGGCAGAACAATGATATTGAGCGTTCAGGCGCTAACAATGTTGGGCTGACTGCTTTGCAAGGCCTTTCAGGTATTGCGGGGGTGTTTCAGCAGGAAAAGCAGGCTCAGCGGCAGAAAGAATTTCAGCAGGCATACGCTAATGCTTATGCGTCTGGTGATCGCGGTGCTTTGCGTCAGTTGGCTACTCAATATCCAGAACAGATTGAATCCGTTCGTAAAGGCATGGGATTCATTGATGAAGATCAGCGTAATTCTATCGGCACCTTAGCGGCTGGCGCACGCCTTGCGGCCTCGTCTCCAGAAGCAATGCAATCATGGCTGCAAAACAACGCCAAGGAACTGACTCGCGTCGGTGTTGACCCTAATAACGTTGCTCAGATGTATCAGCAGAATCCTTCAGGATTTGGTGAGTTTGTTGATCACCTTGGAATGGCTGCACTTGGTCCTAATGATTACTTCAATGTTCAGGACAAGATTGCTGGTCGTGAGATTGACCGAGGCAGGCTGGCAGAGACAATCCGCAGCAATCAGGCCGGAGAAGCACTAACAGCTCGAGGTCAGGACATCCAGATACGTGGACAGAACATCAGTGCACAGAATGCTGCTCTTTCCCGCGAAATACAAAGAGCAGAATTACAAGAAAAGGCTCTGGACAGACAGATAGCCAGAGAAAGCAATCAGTTAAAGCTTGAAGAGTTAAAGCAGAAACAGGCAGATGTTCGGCAAAAGGCTGACATAGCCCGCGCGGACAGACAGGCCGCCGCTCAGGGCGCTGTTGATACGTTCAGCACTGCGCTTGATTCTCTCAACGAGATAGAGCAAAGCCCCGGCCTTTCAAAAGCAGTAGGCATTCGCTCAGCGTTTACGACAGTTCCTGGATCCGATGCGGCTAACTTTGAAGCAAGGCTAGATACCTTTAAAGCTCAAACTTTCCTCCCTATGGTGCAGTCCCTGAAGGGGATGGGGGCTCTTTCAGATGCTGAGGGTAAAAAATTATCCGATGCGGTTGGTGCTCTAAGTCCAAAAATGAGTGAAAAGGCTTTTCGTGACTCTATCGGAAAGATTAGAAATCAGCTTGAAAGCAAATTGATCACTGTTAAAAAACAGTTTGATTATCAGGAGCCGGTGCAGAATACGCCAGGACAACAATCTCCTGCTGGCAATAACTTTTCTTCACTATGGGGTGATTAATGGCTAAAGCATGGAAAGATGTTATCGCCTCTCCACAGTATCAGGCGTTAGCACCAGAACAAAAAGCGCAGGCTCAGGAACAATACTTCAATGAAGTCGTTGCCCCGCAAGCCGGAGAAAATGCAGAGCAGGCAAAACAAGCGTTTTACTCTGCTTACCCTAGAGGTCTGCTAGAGAAGGGTAATATTGACATTCACAATCGGCCTGTTGTTAAAAACTCTGATGGCAGCATTAGCACTGTGCGGAGCATGTCTACCAATATAGATGGTAGAGAGGTGCTGATTCCTACCGTTAGTGATGATGGTCGCATTATGTCTGATGATGAAGCTATTGATAACTTCATGAGGACGGGAAAGCATCTTGGTATGTTCGACAATCCTGACGATGCCACTGCATATGCGGAGAGTCTGCACAACCAGCAAGCTGATGAATACCTCCCTAGGAAGAATCAAGCTACACAACAGCCTGTACAGCAAAGTACACAGGCAGCGCCTCAGCAGCAGAAAGAAGAACCATCATTGATGCAACAAGCTGGCGATTGGCTCACTGGTGGTCAAAGTGCAGGGCAAATTGCAGAACAGGCTGGTCGTGGTCTGGTAAACATACCATTTGACGTATTGCAGGGTGGCGCAAGTCTGATTAATGCAATCAGTCAGGGGCTTGGTGGCCCCAAGGTTTTGGACGATGTCTATCGTCCAGTAGATCGACCAACAGACCCCTACGCGCAAGCCGGTGAAACAATTGGCGGGTATTTAGTTCCAGGAGTTGGAACGGCAGGAAGCATGGCTATTGGATCACTGGCAGAGGCCGCAAATCAGAAAGGCGATTTCGCACAAAATGCAACTAAAAATGCCGGAGTTAACCTTGCCGCTCAGGGGGTTCTTTCCGCAGCAGCAAAGGGAATAGGGCGTGGAATTACTGCTGTTCGTGGCGAAATATCACCAGCAGATCAGCAATTGCTCAAGCGTGCCGCTGCGGCAGATGTACCAGTTATGACATCGGATGTAGTTCCTCCAAAAACAAAACTTGGCAATCAACTGCAGGGTTACTCAGAAGGAGTCATAGCTGGGACTGGACCAATGAGAGCCGCACAGCAGGATGCTAGAACCAAGCTTGTTAATCGCTTCACCGAAAAATACGGCGACTACGATCCATCTGTAGTCGTTGATAGTCTAAAGTCAGGCGTTGCAAGGGAAAAATCGTTAGCCAAGTCAAAACTAAACAACCTGTCAGGAAGAATGGTTGGAAAGCCAGTTGATACAAGTG